CAGTCATTACAAATTCATTCTTTGATAATCTTGCAGGAACGTCGTCTGCTTTTTCTTCTTTACCAATGGGTACAAATCCTCCACCTCTTAAATCCATTTCTTTACCACCAAGATCCATTAGTCCACCTTCAGCTGCTGTTTCTCTAAAAGATTCTTCCATTGTTTCTTTTATCTTAACGTCAGCCGGACCTTTATAATCGTATCTGTCTTTGTAAAATTCTTTTAATTCTTCTAAACTATTTGGTTTTCTTTTAAATTGTATTTCAAATTCTTCTACCAAATCCATAATAGGAACATCCATATCACCCATAGCTGATACAAATTTTGCTGTATTTTTCATTTCATCATCTTCTATGTTTTCTAATGCTGCTGGTATACCACCAAATTCTAATCCTACTCTACCACCAGCTTTATATCCTGCTGCTTCGATTGCATCTAAAATTTCTTGTTCACTAAAGCCATAAGCTTCCATAGATTGTCTAATTGCAAATGCTCTTGATGCATCTGATGCACCTTCTTCTGCTGCTTCTTCTTCCATTAATCTATCATATTCATCTTGATCTCTTTTAGCTTGTGCAAACATTAAATCTCCAGTTCCTTGAGCTACCGGTATTGTATATTTAGATAAACCAGGATCAGTCATAAATTTAGAAGCTTTATCTAAACCTGTAAAGATTTGACCACCGGCACTTTCTGCTCCGTATTTTTCTATACCACTTGCCATTACATCTCTAAAACCACCTGCTCCAGCTACAGGTCCATCAGGAGTTCCAAATCTAGCCATTGATTCTCCAGGACTCATTCCTTTTGGAAGACCTCCAGAAGTTCCTGGTGCAGTCATTGCACCTGACAACGCTCCGAGTCCCGCTGATAATAAATTAATATCACCTTCGTTACCCTCTTGTGCAAGTTGTCCAGCAACGTTTAATCCACCAGATATTAATGCTCTTTGCATAATACCACTTCCCATTAAAGCTGATGTAGGACCAAACATAGGAGCGAACGCAGCAAGGTATGGTAATGCTGGTTTGATTTCATTAGGTATTACTTTATCTAATACCCTCGATACTGGTTTGAATATTTTTCTTAAAAATCCCATAGTTTCTCTTTATATTATACGATGAAAGCAAGTTCGCAAAGCTTGTAAAAAGGCGAATGTATTACAATTTACAAGGTTTTTATTCATTCGTCAACGTCCTTAAAACATATTAGTTTGACCACCTAGTGGTATGCTTTGTACCTTAATATGAACACTTCTAGATATGTCTTCTTGTTTAGTGTCTGTATTAGGGTCATCTACGTCTTGTTTTGCTTCTTCGTCTGATCCATACTCTTGGCCTGTTGTCATATGTTTTACAGTAACCTCAACTCTAGGTTTGTAAACTGTTACTTCAACACCATCGATGGTTTGTTTTTCAAACGATTCTTCTTGTTCTACAAACATTATCTGTCCTCCCTGTTTATTTCTAATATTGATGCAATTATATCTACTGCACCACTAGTTGCTTGAACTTTTAATATTTCACTTTCCGTCATAATTAAAGGTTCAGTCAAAATTTGTTCTTTTTCGTTAGCACTTAAACTTACATTATTATCAATTACAAAAACTGTTCCTGTTGAATTTGTTAATGTTGCTTTAACTACCGCTGCACTTCCTGCATCTTCCGCAACTAAAATAGATTTTACAATAGCACGAGAATTACTTGGCACAGTATACAAAGTTGTAACGTCTGTATTAGTTAAACTTACTTTATCATTTTTGTATATATTTGCCATTATCCTAATCCTAACCAGGTAAATCTTTCCTGGTCCTCTTTTTGTTGTGTTAGATATGTTGAGTTTAATTGTTCAATAATATTAGTTAATGCTTTGTTAATTTGTCTTTGGTTATCTTCACTATATTCTTTTTTAGGTTCTGGTAATCTTACTACTACTTTTGTCATTATCCTCTTCTTCCATCTGGTTGTAAGTCTACCTGAAACGTACCAAATCTCCACGATTCGCCGGCACCTGTGTTTTCTACTTTAATACTTGCATAACGTCCTCTAGCCCTAGTGTCAACTTTTGTTGTGCTTGATGTAATAGTAAAAGGACTTAATGCACTGGTAACAGAATTGTCTGCAGGGAAATCTTTTACTGATATAGTCACTTGGTTATTGCCTACTAAAGTTTTAAAGTTTGGTAAAAATCTTCTCATGGCTAGGAATACTTCACTTTGATCTTTTTGTAAAGAAAAGCTAAAAGACTCTATAAAAGATGTTAAAGTAGTAGTGCTTCCATCTGGATTAATTTGATCATTTCCTGTTTCGTGTTCAAAAAATATACTTTGACCTAAACCACTTTGACCTAGAACTTCTGGAAAACTACCATTGTTTGAACTATTGTAAGCTGTAGCATAAGGTTTTGGATATACTAATGAATCAATCCAAGTAGTTCTAATAGAATTTGTATTAACACCAGTGTACCAATTGCCCATAGGTAACTGTGCATTGTTTTGACCGTAGTTATAAACTACATATCTATTATTAAAATCAGATCCTTGTGTCGGATACCACCAAACAACTTCTGTAAACAAGTTATTGATACCTGCGCATACTTGTTGGCCTTTTGTTGTATCACAATCATCATAAACATAGTCTTCAACACTACAAGGTAGTGTATTTACTGTACCATCAAATGAGAAAAAACCATTGTTACCCATCCAGTATGCAACACCATCAATTTCAATTGCTGCATTCTTACCAATTAATCCACAGTTAGTACCTACTTGTTCAAAGCCAAATGTAAATGGAGCACCAACAAATTTCATTGTATATAATGCATTATCTGTCCACACTAGAATGTTTTCTTTTGCAACCAGACCTCCCATAATTTTTGTACCATCTTGTAATCTTTGAGTACCCGCAGTGTTAGTTGCTTCTGGTGTGTATTCATTTATTTTTTCATTTGTAGAAAATCTTATAAACATATCATCTTGTGTGGTTGGATCACCAATAGTTGTTTCAGTTCCAAGATGAATTAAGTGACGTGTAGTTGGAGAAATTAAAGTTGTTCTTGTTGCTGTTGGATTGTTTGTAGTTTCAAAACTAGAAGTTGATGTCGATGCTCTCGTAGTTAATCTTGCTGCAATGTCAGAGTTCCATGTAAAAGTTTTACCATTACCAATAGTTGCAACTAATACATCACCAAAGTTACTTAATGACCAAAGACCAGGTTCAAGAATTATTGTTCCAGCATCTACTGCACTTCCATATCCAGAAAATTTTGTAGCATCGGTAACTGGATCACTACTTGAATGAGCTTGACCATTTGAAGTTCCAAAAGTTGCAGTGCCAAAAGCTCCTCTAGTAATACCTGTTAAAGTATTTGTACCTTTTCCAGTGTAAGTAATTAATTCATTGCCAACTGCTATAGTTCCTGTTGTTGGGAAACCTGTGTTTGATGTAACATTAATAACGGTTCCCGATCCACCTGTACCATTAGTGTCTGCTAACAACGCTCCGTTTAAAGTAGTTTGTTGAGCACCTTGAACTGTGCCACCATATTGACCAATACCAAAACCATAACCATAAGATTGTGCGGCAGGACCAACAGGTTCATAAGGAATTACACTACATGCACCACCACCTGCAGCGCCAGTTGTAGTTTGCGTTCCTGTTATGATTGCAATCAAAGATGAAGTAACTCTCGTTACTTGAAATAGTTTATCTTCGAAAGCAGCATCTGTTAAACCAATACCACTTGGTACAGTCACACTATCTAATAAGATAATATCACCTGATTGTAAATTATGATTAGATGAAAATGTTAAAGATACTTCTTGTGTTGCATCTTGAGCAGACATAACAACACTAGAGATTGTAGATTTTATAGGTGTAATATCATGAAGTTGTCCTTCAAAATATACAAGTAAAAATTTATCTGTTCCTATTGCAACGTATCTGTTTCCTTCTTTGTCAACAAATGCATGTTGTTTTCTAGCTACACCTACAATAGTATCTGTAAGTAATGATTGCCAACCACCTACTTTTTCTGGCAAGCCATATCTAAATCTTACATTGTCTGAATCTACCCAACGACCTTCTGCTCCAACAGCAGTATCTTGTTTATCAATTCCAGGAGCAAACTTAATTTTCGTAAGCATCTGTTACTCCTATGTTGTTTGGTTGTATACGTATTGCCAACCTTTGGTTGCGTTAGTGTAGTAAAGTTTAATCGATTGATTATTAGTGCTTAAAGTTAAGTTAGAAGCAGCGCCTCTAATAGGTTGACTGTTTCTATTTACTGTAACATTGTTAGAACCAAATCCCCCAGCAGCTGAAGCATCCATAATAGTAACCATATCGCCAGCGCTAGGTGAAGCTGGTAGTGTAATTGTAACAGCGTTATTTTGTGTATCTATTAATAATACATCACCACTTACAGCAGTATAAGCTGTAATAGAAGATGAGTTAATAGCTAAATGTCCTTCTTGTCTTAAGGCTAAAGCTGTATTTGTACCATCTGATCTTACTATTAATGTTGATCCTACAGGCACTGGAACTGGACTCGATGATCCAGCTGTTTTAATATTTAATGTAAATTTATTTGCTGTAGTTCTATCTGTTGCATCTTCTATAATATAGATTCTAGTTGCTGCACCACCTGTTGTTGATGCAGGTATAATTAAACTAATGTTAGCAGTCATTGTGCCAGTAAGTTTTAAATATATATTCTTACCATTCGCGGCCTACGATCGTGACTGGGAAAC